ATCTATTGCTCGTGCTGGTAACCACACATTTGAATACCTTGGTTTCGGTCCTGGTAACTACTCCACAGGTCTCCCAGCGCGTCAGGAAGTCGTTCTAACGCCCGAGCAGGACTTCTATGCTCAAAGCAAGAAACAAGACGCTGGTATCGTCTTCTACACGGGTATCAACTCTCAGGGTGACCTCTACATCGGTAACAGAAGAATTAATGCTATTACTGGTGAAGAGACATTCATTGATGCTGCAGTTCTTGCAGACGATGGAGATCAGGATGATGTAATTGGCGGTCTCGTTACTACCTTTGATACTCCTGTAACATTCAACCAGAATATTACAATCGTTGGTGGTGATGGATCACTTGTCAACTCGATTGAATCTCCTTTCGTTATCTCTGTTCAAGACGGAGACTTCACTCAGGTAGACGATTCCCTTATCATTCGCTCTAATGTCAAGAGCACCAAGAATGATCTAGGTGTTGTTGAGCAAGACGAGAGACTAGACAGAACACAGTTCAACCCACCAACTGCTGGTGATATTCGCATCAGCAAGAACAGAATTGCATCTGCTGTCTTTGAGATCACTCCAATCAGATACCCAAGAGCAAGAGGATACAAGTTCCTCACACATGCTGTTGGTGACTTTGGTTCTAACCTAACACCTAACCAGTCTCCACTAACAACTGCTGGTGGCACAAGACTAACTGCTAATCAGTATATTGATTACGCTGGTGTTATTCCAACTCCTGGTGATGTTCTAATCAAGGGTGAGCAAGTTAACCTAACTGGATCCTTCGCTTGGGTCTATGCTGATGGTTACACTGAGGTATCTGCTAACAGCATCCTCAGACTTACATTTGATGGTTCTAACATCTTCAAGGTTGAGTGGCAATCAAATGGTGTTGCTGTTCAGAACCAGGCACTTGGTATTACCGATAGTTCACAAATCAGAGTTTCTGATTACTATCCAAACACTGATCTTAACGGAACATGGTATATTGTTTCTCCTGCAGGAGATCCATTCTCCTCAACCAACAACTATGTTCATGTTCAGATTGTTGATCCAGTTGGGGCAGAAGTTAAGCCTTGGGTCGATGTTATTAATAATGCATCTCCAACTCAAGATCCAACGATTGAATTCTCCAATTCTTCTTGGAAGGAATTGGGCGTCATTGGTGCTGAAGCAATTAGAACTGAGACTACAACAATCGGTGATTTTAAAGTTGGTATTAATACAGTTAATCGCGCTACACATGGATCCCATGAGAATTCATGGGTCGAAGCAGCAAATACCAATCCTCGTGCTAACTTGGATGTTGTTGGTAACGCATACATCAGCGGTCGTAAGACAACTGACTTCCTAGATCATAGCAACTTTGCTGATCGTGAGAAGAACAGAATTGCCGATGCTCTAATTGTTGGTGGTGATAGTGCTGCTCCTGCCGATGAAGCAGTTCTGAGAGTTTCTACGGAAACTTCTACTCCATTAGAAGATGGCAGACCAGTAGCAGAAGGTAAAGTTGGCATCAATGTCACAAATGCACAATTAAACAGAGCACTCGTTGTTAAGGGCGATGCACGATTTACTGAAGATGTTGAGTTTGAGCGCGATATTGAGGTTCAGGGTGATGGTACTGTTGCTGAAATCAGAACAGACATTACAACTGGAACTGTCAATCTGTTTAACGACAGCACATTTATTGGAACCGTAAATAGCACTGGTTTAAACCTTGCTGGATTTGCACAAACAATCAAGATTGGTAATGAGCAGACTGGAGATCAATTTATTCGAATTGGTAACTCCGCTGATCACTCAAATATCTTCATTGGTGACATTGCTGACACAGCATCATATATCTCGAAGATCCAAATTGGTGGAGCATATAACAACAACTCTTCTAACTCGTTCACTCTGATCGGATCTAAGCAATTTAGTGTTGCTGGTGATGTTTTAATTGGTGCAAATAGAACGATTGGTGGCAATGAAGCAGATCCAAATCAAGTTGTAACTTTAAGAACAGAAGCTGGTGTTGTTAACTTCTTCACCACTCAGACCCAGACAATGAATTTTGCTACCAATGCATCTCTAGTTGTTATTGGTGGTCAAGGTGGAAGTACAACAATCAGAAACAACTTCACTGTTGATGCTAATGCCAGATTTAATGCTGATATCAAACTGTGTGGTGGTAATGCTTCTTACTCCTTTGTTGGAAATAGAGGTCAGTTAGGAACTAATACATTCAGTCATCTCAGTGGTATTCTTGGTCAGAATACATTCAATAGTAACATTGACATTGTTAATGTATATGTAATTACTGTTGCAGACCAGAATAACCCAACACCTGAAAATATTTCTGCTGGATTTAACAGAATTGATACCGTTGGTTCTGCTTCATGGGGAGATGCAACATATCAACAAGTTCAATCTGGAGCTGGTGCTGAAGGTGCTAATCTACCTGCAATTTCTGGTGATGAGTTCTATCTACCACTCAAGTATAAGCCAACCCCATACTTCCAAGCAGGTGATTATGTTCTTATCGATACTGTTCCAACTGGCAGTGGTGCAACTGAGCGTTATCCTGAACTCGTCAGAATTACTGAAGATGGTCTTGCTGGTGCAGAAGCAGCACCTTACTTCCTCAAGGTTCGCCGTCATCCACTCGGAACATTCACTAAGCACAAACTACAACAACTATTACCTGCTAAGAATCATTTAGATAATCACCTGGATACAACTCCAATTTGGAAGTGTAACATCGCATTTGATGCAACATGGACTACTCAAAATGTTGATGGAAGTGGCACTCAAGATAATTTCTACTTATCTCAGTTTGGTGGCGGTTTAACTGTAAATGATTATGTTATTGTTGATCGTGAAGATACAAATAATGATGGAGTTGCCGATCAAGGTGAATTTGTAAAAGTAAATACAGCACTTGATCAAGTCTCCAAGAAGTTTATTGTTACAAGTGGATGTGATACTGAAAACGAAGTACCAGTCTTCATCGTTGATAGTGTCACTGGTGACATCACAATGGGTGATCAGAACAGTGAAACTGCTATCACTAACATGTATGGCAGCCTAACCCTTAAGGGTGGATGTGGCACTACACCTATTGTTAATGACATCTATGATGTACTCAAAGATACTTCTGATGATGCTAAGTTGACAATTGCAAACCAAAACTTCAACACGTTTGAGGTTAATACTTGCAATGGTAATACTGAGATTGGTAGTCCATGGGGATGGGTTTGGGCACTACAGGGATACTACGGTTCAACTGAAACTGCTCATAGCACTAGTGATCCTGTTTATGTTTACACAAGAGATCCTCAAACAGTTCAAGCAAATGGTCCTTTAACTACATTAGCATCAACTTTATCAACAACTCAAATAGGTTTTGTTGTTGTTAATAGCATTACTGGATTCCAGACAGGAGATCTTGTTGCGATCATTGATGGATCAACCAAAGCAGAAATTATTAGAGTAACTGCAGCACCTTATATTGATTCTGGAACTAATGAACCAAGACTACCTATCATTTATAATGTTGAATATCCTTCTTCTCAATATCCAAATGGTGGTCGTGCTCAGGAAGGAACAACAGCACAACAATTCTTACCTGGAGCTGTAGTTGTTAAGATCCAGAAGGATCCTAGAACAACAACACTACTAGAAGCAATCCCTGCAACTGACAGAACACAAGCACCTTCTCCAAATACAAATCCAGATAGAATTGTCCTTAAACTTGCTAATGGCAACATGGTTGCTCAGAAGCTTGACTATGAACAGTTCATCCGAATTGGCAATGAATTCTTCCTACCAGATAGCATTGATGGTAGTGTCGATAGTAGCTTTGGTGTTAAGATGCCTAAGTCTATTAGATCATCTTATGACAATCTTCTACCAGAGAAAAATATTGCAAGATATTTTGGTGGAGGTAAACTTACCGTTCATGATGATATCAATATGATATCTGGCAACCTCAGAATGTATGGAACTGATGGTAAGACACTCATTTTTAATATTGCTAATGATGATGGTCACCCAGGTGATGGTGCAATTCTTGATCCTGTCACTGGCAGATCTGGTATGTATCTCAACGGTAGGGCAGATATCTTTGGAAGACTAAGAGCATTCAAACAGACTTGTCAGGAGAACGGAACATGTGATAATGTATTAACATTTGATGTTAATAATGCTACTGGTTCCGTCGATATGGGTGAAAAACTCTATATCAAAGGTCAGTTATTGGAGAATGAGAGTAATCAAAACATCGTTCTTCATGTTGATAATCTTGGTAGTGCTGGTCAGGGTGGAACTGCTGGTCCAAGAGATTTCATCATGTATCAAGATGGATCTATCGATGCCTTTGGCATTGTTAGATACTTCAACAAGAATGGTGGTCGTCGTTGGACATATCTTGCACAATCCTCAACTGGATTTGGACAAGTTCAGGGAAATCCATTACAACCAAACGGTAACTATCTGATTAACGCACCTTCTGGTGGTAACATGATTGTTTACCTACCTTCTACTGGAGTTCAAACTGGTGATATGATCAGATTTATTGAGATCAGTGGAAACCTATCTTACAATACAAACCTAGTTATTCGCGCACTCAAGAATGGAACTGAAGCAGTTCCAATTCAGGGAGACAGCACTGGAACTAAGGCAAACATTGGTTCTTCTGCTCCTCTAGCGATTGCATGGGATAGTGGAGAACTAATTGTTCAAACTAGAAATGCTTCGTTTGGTCTTGTATATGTTGGCACAACAGATTCGGAAGGTGACGCAAACGCATCAGAAATTCCAACAGACCTACGCGGTTGGTGGTTAGTAGAACTCTAAGAGGAATATGGCAGTAAACTACAGTCTAATTAAATTCATGAGGGTTGCCAAAGTTGGCACCATCATGCCTTGGGCAGGGGACGGAAACGAAGGTTTCGCCCTGTCCAATATTCCAAAAGGATGGATTTTATGTGATGGTAGATTGCAAAGTGCTGCAAGATACCCACTTCTGGCATCCGAAATCGGCAATACTTATGGTAGTAGTGGATTTGGTGGAAGTTTTCCTGAATATACAGGATCTTTCCGTGTGCCAAATATGACATTGAAGATGCCCATTGATTTGGAACCAGAGTATCTACTAGAAACAAAGTATCAATATGGGCAAGTTGATGCATATCAAAAATTGGTTACAAATACTTTTGATGGAGATCCTCTTATTGGAGACTTTGGATTAACATATCCAATTCAAACAACAATTTCTGCTAACACTGATATTGATTTCACAGTAGATCCATCTCTTATTATGGTTGGTAAAATGACCAATATTTCCATTGGTTCTCCAGATTTTTCTACAACCGTATATACTATTAATAGAAAACTTAGTATCAATCATACACCATCACACTCACACCCTGGAACATACGCAAAAGCAACGGCACAATTTAGTGGTCCAATGTTATTTGAACCATCTGGTATCGTTACTGGTGGTCCAGTTGCTGGTAGTTGCGGAAACTTTGGATATTCGGAATGTCAATTAGCTAATGCTTCTACGGCACCAACTTGGCAACAAGGTAGAGCAATTTCTACGTACTATGGCGATGAAGCGCATGAATTTACTCTTCCAGTAACTGACAGATTTTATAACTTCGAGGGCGGATCTTATTGGAATAATGTTCCTGCAGATAGTTGGCCTCCAGCTGGTAGACATCCTTCTGGTATTGCGGCAGAAACTGACCTAGACTATCAATTTAACGGAAGCGCATATACAAATACATTCGAAGTATCGCCAGTCAAAACTCACCAACAACCAGCATGGAGTGGTGTATTCCCTAAACCACTGGAAGTTGCAAATAGAAGGAACTTTTTTGGACCTGTTATTGGATATGATCCAGATACATCATCAGCATTTACTGTAAGTGGTGTTACTATTGCACCAAATGCAACTTCTATTTCTCTCCCCGCTGGTGCAAATATTGGTGCTGCATATGAACTTGATAGTGTTGTTCCTTTTATGTGGGTTTATGTTCCAGCAACTGCCACGGCATCTATTGCTCCTGGAACACAAATACTTGCAATTAGTAGAGAGGGAACAACCTCTGCTAATTATGTTTATACACTAGAACTTTCTCAACCATGCCTTAACCCAGTACAATTGACTGGACAAACTATATCATTTAAGCATGGAACATTTCCAACTACATTAAACAATCAAACTTCACAACTTGATCCAAATAATACAAGTTTTCTTGGTCATAATCATGGAAGTTTCGATATTCAAATGGGCAAAGGATCTTTATCTGGTCCAGCTACACATCCAGTAAACAATATTAGTTTGGGTGATATTGCTCCAGAAAGTATTGATGACGCACTAAATATTATTGCTGACGTAGCAATGCCAGCATTAGTAGTTACGTTTATCATTAAGGCATACTGATGGCAAAACTATACACGAAGGAGAAAGGTAAGTATGGTTCTGGCACAGGAACGATTATTTGTTGGCCTACAGAACTTCCGAGTTTAGATCCACTAAACGAAGCAAATGTAAATGTTCTTCCAGCAGGATATTTAAAATGTGATGGATCTATATACAAAGCTGAAGATTATCCTGCCCTTGCAGAAATATTGGGAACTGGTGAAAATTCAAAATTTATTAGGTATGATATCAATAATGACCCAATAGATTCTCCTGGTGTTGATGAATTTATGGTTCCTGATCTGGGATCTAAGTTTATGAAACCAACCACTGGTGCATCTGCTGGAACTTATATTAATATTGTAACTCAAACTGTAAGTGGTATCGAGAAAAGACGCTCTGGAATGGGCATTGAAGCATCATCAACAGCAGGAACAACGACTGGAAATACTGTTGTTATTCCTGTTAGTTATACGGGTAACTTTATTGTGCCATCTCAACAGATTGCCTTAAAGGGGAAACCAGCATGGACAAAGGGAACAAATAATAGTGGGTTTACTGACAGCGAGGCTGTAGATAGTCTTGCATTGCACTCGCACATGCACTTTTCAACTACAAATAGGTTGAGAATTAAGACAACTAACGAAGGAACTGCGGCTCAACCTCAGGGAGTTGGATCTAGGTTTATGGCATCTACTATTCCCATTCAAAATTGGTTAGATAATACAAAATATAGTGCTGGTAGTGGTGCTGGAACTGGACAACCAGGATGTTGGGCTATTGCTTCTGGTATTGCTTCCGCAGCTTATACACCAAATGTTCAAACAACTGGTCCTGGATTTGAGGTTGTTTACTATAATATGTGTTTTGACGCTGCTGGCAATGCTGGATTAAATGCTTACAGATATCAATGTCTATTGACAAGTTCGACAAGTTTTGCTTTAGGTAATATTACTTATGGCAATGCTCCTGCTTTTAGTAGTTTTATTGTTGGATGTATCAATGTTGGATCAGGATCATTCAATGTAGCTGGTTCTGTTCCTGCCACATATGTTGCTGGTGGACAAGGAGTTCCTAATGATTATAATGGCGCATCTCTAGCTGATGTTGTTCCAGTAAATAGTAACATTGCGTCAAAAACATCACAAGCATATCCTCAGGTAAATAATCTTTTGACTGAAATAGATGAATTGGTTCAGGCAGAAGGTGATCCGACTATTCATACTCATAAAATTACTCTAACTACTAGCACACATACATATAAAATACAAACAACCCCATTTTTGTTGTCACCAGACAATTTAAAGACAACATTAACTTTAAAACTTGATCAGGCTGCATCTTTAGATCAGGTTACTGGTCCATACATCATCATGGAATATCTAATTAAGTATTAATAGAAACATGGCAGTTGCGTTAAATCCCTCCTACAGAAATAAGAGAAAAAATTTCTACACTGACAAAGGAACTGATAGTCAGGCAATTGGTTCTATTGTTCAAGTTTTGAAGTCGGTATCTGGATCATATGATCACAGTTTTGTTCCTACTTTAGTAGCTCAAAGTGGAACAACTGCATATGATGAAATTTCTGGAAATGCTCAACCACAAAATACTCCAGAATATCAATATGAGGGATATCTATATTGTGATGGTAGAGAGTTTTACATTAAAGATTATCCTGCACTGTTTGAAATAATTGGAAATGAATATGGTGGTGTTGCTAGCGATGGTATTGATGTTGTTATTGGAGGAGCTGGATATTCTGGAACCCTTACTGTAAACATCTCTGCACCTCCAAGTGGAGTAAACCAAGTTTTTCCTGGTGTTACACCAGTACAAGCAACTGGTGTAGCAACTGTAGTTGGTGGAGTTATAAGTGGAGTTGAAGTTCTAAACCCTGGCAAAGGATACAATCCGTCCAGTCCTCCAACAGTAACTGTTACAGGAAGCGGTGGCGGATCTGGAGCAACTTTTAAAGTTAGGATTAATGGAGAAAATGGACAGATACAAGCAATTACAAAGAGTAATGTTTGGGATTATTGGCCAGAAGATATGGGAACTTTCAAAATTCCCGATTTAAAAGCAAAAAGAATTGTTGGAAATGGTCCAGTATATGGATCTAACTCTGCAAACGTTGGTAACTCTGAACTAGGTGTAGGTCTTAATACCATTGATGGTAAATGGTATATGGATGAAAATGCTCAAAAGGGTATGTTTGCTCTTGGAAATATCTCTACGATTGGATACACTGATGTTGTTGATACAGTCGAAGCATCTATCATTGGCAATCAAGTAATCCAAGTACAATTACAACCAAAAAAACTTGCAGGTGCTCCTCAGCATACGCATTTCTTACTTCATGCTGAAGCGCCACAGGATACAAATTATCCATTATCTGTATCTGGTGAAAGATATCTTGTCTCGTATAAAGCATCAACTGGTAAAGTAAACAACTTCTTACCACCAGGCGGTATTGCGTATAGTCATACTCATGTTCTATCAAAAGCACCAATTTTGGATGCTAGTGTATCTACTTATGATATTTACAATTGGAGTGGTGGTGATCAAAACTCTGGATCTATTAAAGAACCAAATTATTATTATGCTTCTGGTGGGGCTGGCGCTGGATCTTACCAACAAGTCACCACTATTGGAACTCCAAACATGAAGAAGTTTAGTTCTTCTAGTGCTATTGGTGGAAGGACAGTTACTACTGGTGGTGTTCCAATTTTTGAGACCACAGAAACGACATATGCAACTGCTGGTGGACCTTTTACTCTTTCTGTCCCAGCGGATGTTTCTCAGGCAACTGTTATTCTGATTGGTGGTGGTGGATCTGGCGCTGTATACACAACACAGGGTAATAATGGAGCAGCAAGCACATTTACTGCTGGTAGTGTTCTAACTGTTAGTGCTGGTGGTGGAACAAGAGGACTTGCTTCTACTACAACTACTGGTGGAAACGGGGGAACTTATGGTGGATATACTGCATCTGGATCTGCATCTGCAAATATCATTGTAACAGTTACTGGAAGCACTACTAGTGGAAATGGTGGAAGTGGTGGAAATGGTCCTGTTTATAATGGGTCTTTGGAAAATCCAAACACTGATCCTGGACTTGGTGGTTCTGCTGGAACAACGCCAACGGGTGTGAATGGAACTGCTGGTAAAACGAGACAAATTGTTGATAGTGCAATTGTAGCAAACACTTATACATATTCAGATGCCAATAATTCTTTTAACTACACTATTGGAGCTTCAAACGCAAATTATACAATCACTGGAGTAAACATTGAACTTGCTGGCGGCGGCGGCAGAAACTGTGGTAACTTTGGTGGAAACGGATGTGGTTCTTCTGGTGCTGGTGGAGCTGGTAAATGGATGAGAATTTCACTAAATTCTCAATATGCTACTGCTGGAACCGCTCTTACTTTTCAACCAGGGCAGTCTGGTAGGGTATATAATGCTCAAGCAAATGCTACTCACTCTGGTAAAGGTGGAAGAGCGGGTGATGGATATCAAAGTAATGATGGTGGTGGCGGTGGTGCTGCTACTCTTGTCAAATTCCAGTCTGGTAATGTTATTATTGCTGGCGCTGGTGGCGGCGGTGGTGGAGGTGGATTTGGTGAAGGTGTTTGTGGACAAAATGCACAATCTGCTGGATCTCCTGGTGATGGTGTAATTACAACAACAGAGGAACTATTTACGGGTGGTGGCGCTACTGGTGGTGGTTATGGTTGCACAGGCGGTGGCGGTGGAGGCGGTGGCGGCGGTTGCGGTCGTGCTGGTGACACTGCTGGCGGAGCTCCTGGCGGTGGTGGTGGTGGATCTGGTGGTCACGAAGAGGGATATGGCGGCAAAAGAGGATTATCTGCTGTTCGTACAACATATGCATCACTACAAAACTCGTCAAATACAAATACTGGTGAAGGATATGTTTCTATTAGTGTTAATGAAGATAGAGGATATTGGACTCCAGGCGGCGGCGGCGGCGGAGCAGGGGGATTTGTTCAATTTACTATACTAGGTGCCGACTTACAGGGAGTTTCTAGTGTAACCACTACTGTAGGGGAAGGTGGTGCAGGAGTTAATAATGGTGGAACTTCTTCTGCATCTGGTAGTGATGGATATGCAAATATCAAATTTCAGAAAATTATTGGATATGAAGGTGGAACAGAAAGTCTCACAATTGGTGATGTATTCGAAGCAGGATCTGGAGATCAGGATAATGGCGTAAACTTTTATGCATCTGGAACTGGAACAAATGCGTCCAATGGATTTAAACTTCCAACGACACAAGTTCCAACAGTTGTATTCGAAGGAGGTGGCGGAGGATCTGGCGCAGCTGCAACTTGCACTGTTTCTGGAAATAAAATCTCCAGCATCACGTTAACTAATGCTGGCAGTGGATATACTGAAATACCTAGAGTTAGAATTCTTGGCGGTGCTGGCGTTAGAAATTACGCTACGGTTGGACTTAATACTAACAATGGAACCCTTCAAGGATTAACTCTACAAAATAGTGAAGAACCAACAACATATCTGAAGTTTGGTGGCACACAACAAACTAGATTTGTTACTACAAATACAGTTGATGCTTCTGAGATTAAGAGAGTTACCGTTAAGGCGGCAAGAGGAAACGGTAAAAACGGTGGTGATGTTCCTGAAAACGGTGGAGATGAATTACTTCTATATTATAATACCGATAATACCAGCTCGTTCCCTGGTTCTAATTTCTTAGGAACACTTGTTCCAATTCCAACAGCAACTCAAATTAACAATGATTATGATGGAACTGGAACTGGCGGCAATCCAACAAATTGGTATACTTATAGTATTAATTTACCAGAATCAGTTCAAGTTGAAAATGTTAAGTTTCAAATTAGACAAGCGAGAAGTTCTCCAACTGGTGCAAATGATAATGCTTCAAATACTGACAATTATGCAATCATGGAAATTGCATACGAATATGAGCAAGTAACTGAATTGGTGTTCGTTGCTTCTGAAGGAAAAATTCCAACAGCAGATGACATTCAACAATATAATGTAGAAGGTGCGGCTACAGCAACTTACACATCTGGTATTTTTGCAAATGATTTAACATTGACGTTATCATCATCAAATCCAATTATTCCAGTAGCATCTCTTGACCCTGATAGAGATATTCCTTTGATTGAACCATACTTCCTAGTTAAGTATCTAATTAAAGCATTCTAAATACTCATAGCATAAAACTTATTCCAGTAACCATGAGCATCATAGCAGAGGCTAATGTCCCCAATTTATTATTAGAATTTAGATTGATGGACAGAACTGTAACATATAGGGGAATGATGAAAGTTGTTCCTGATGGACACTGGGATAGTGAAGTTCGTCCAAAATTATATCCTTTGTGGGATACTGAGAAGGATCGTCTAATCGAATTTACTTGGTACGATAATAATACATATCACTGTGTCAGAAGAAAGTTTGTTAAAAACTTCAAGACTGGTGAATATGAATGGAAAAACTATGAAATGGAGCAGACGGATGTAGAAGCTGCTCGATTGTTTTATGAATTTTTGAAAGAAACTTTTCTCAATATTGAACAACTACAAAATGCAGAGTTCCAAGAAGAAATGGGACGTATGTATGGTGAAGTTAGAAGTGAAAGTTGGTTATCTGTTAGACTTGCTCGTAACTTCCTTCTTCAGGAAACTGATTATATCTTCTGCTCTGATGTAACAATGTCGGATGAAGTCAAAGCAAGATATCAGACATATAGACAGAAACTTAGAGATCTTCCTGGGCAGTTTGCTGATGTAGCGCCAAATCAAGTTAAGTTTCCTATATCACCAGAAGCATATGAAGCAGTTTATAAAGTAAACAATACAGATAATGCTTACCTTGCAACAGAAGATCAATGGGTAGCACTCAGCTCATTCTTCTTTGGTCACTTTAGAGATAAAATGGCAAGTTATCTCTCAGTTAGAGATATGACTGATAGATTGTATAATCATAACTTCTTGGAATCTCTTAGAACTAATCCTGTCGGATTGGGTGGAACAGCATGGTCGGTTGAACATCAAAACCTAGATAGCATGAAAGAACAATTAGATCTTTTACTTGCTAAGTTAGATGAAGGAGGTGCATCATGATTACTGTAATGGAAGGATTGTCAGTCTTTGAACTGGCATCAAGTCATTGTGTTATGAATAATAAGTGTTTGTTATATTTTAACAACGAATTGTGGGCATCATTTGATGATAATAAAAAAGAACAAATCTTAGCATTTTATTCCGATTTTGCTCCAGAAGATATCATTGAAGAGATGAGACAGGGCAGAAATTGTGTGTTTGAGTATACATCTGATGATGTTGCAATATTAAATGCTTCTGAATGGTTTCCACCATTAGCATATGTTCCAGATTCAGATTACTTCTTTAGAGCATTAGTAATTGATCAAACCGCAAATATTGTATTTGAGAATTTAAATCCAATTTCTTGACAACCACTTGACACCTGTGCTACTGTAGTAAAGCACAAGTGAAGACACATGAAAGTACCCACACAACCTGAGTTGATCCACTTGCAACTGCAGGCTATGCTACGCGAGCATAATATTCCCGATACAGAAGTAAAGTATCTGGGTGATCGCGTATATCCAGAAGATTATCAAGCACACCCAGAGTATCATGGTCAGATTATGCCCTGGTATCTGATTGCCAACGAGCATGAGGTGCCTGTGTGTGACATCGCTTCTATTGACGCCGTGGACAATTGAAGAACTGTCACATGGGGTCTTCGGACCCCTTTCTCATGCCCTATACTATTCTCATCAACGACGCACCGCATGACCCTGACCCTTCGCCCCCACCAGCAGCGTATGCTTGACGCTCTGCTGACTGCTGCCATCGGTCGTCTTACCTGCCCCACAGGCGGCGGCAAGACCCTTGTGATGATCCTTGACACTCTGCGTCGCCTGCAGCAGGCAGACCGCCCCCAGACGATCGTGGTGGTCTCTCCTCGCATCCTGCTGTCGGTTCAGTTGTATGAAGAGTTCTTTGCCGAACTCAATGGTAAGGTTGATGTTGCTACTCTCCACGTTCATAGTGGTGAAGTAGAAGGCAACAGCACCACTAAGATCCAAGAGATCCAGTGTCATGCTGCTGTGTGTGCTGCTGCTAACACTCACCAACTGATCTTCACCACCTATAATTCTCTGCGTCGTATCAACGAGGCAGGTATTGATGTGGATACCATCTATTAG